CTCGAAGCTGATCAAGCCCGTCGGCGCCGCGCTCGTCGTCCTGACGCTCACCACCACCATCGCGGCGGCGGACACCACGGTGCTGACGGCGCCACGCGGCGGCGAAGCGGCCTGTCCCTTCCCCGGCTGCAAGGGCACGACGGATATCCAGGACGTGACGCAGGCCCCCTACAGCGTCTTCCCGGGTGGCGGCGATATGTCCGGGCCGATCCAGAACGCGATCAACTCCTGCATGCCCGTCCTCTATTTCCCCTCCGGCGTGTTTCAGGCGTGCAACCTGCTCGTCCGCTGTCCGGCGCAGGTCTGGATGGGCGCCGGCAAGGGCGCGACCATCCTGCAGGCCCGGCCTGGCTGCCAGAATTTGATCGTGCTCTCGGGCACGAATGGCCCGGCGGCGTACTGGGAGCTCGAAGGCTTCACGCTGAAATCGAATACGTCGTCCTTGAACCTCGTGAACCAAGATGGCGGGTCGATTCAGCGCGCGTCGATCCACGACAACGCCTTCGAGCTCGGCGTCGGCACCGCGCTCGGCGGCTCTGGGCCGGCCGGGATCGCGTGGAGCGGCGGCGCGGCGCTGCGCATCGAGCGAAATGACTTCACCTCGAGTCTCCCGGGGTATGGGAAGGCGATCGTGCTGCTCCGCGGCGCCCGCGAGACGCGCATCCTCGACAACGACTGGCGGTGGACGTTCCAGGGCGTCGAGTTCGCGAATACGCAAGGCACCGAAGACATCGACATCAGCCACAACACGGGCGATCTCGGCTGGTACGCGCTGCCGACGAAGGTCACGAACAGCGGCGGGACCGTCACCTATGCCGCGACGACCCTCACCGACACGGCCGCGAACTTCACGGGCCTCTGTGGCGATACCGGCGCGCCCGGCTCGTGCTCCGTCGGTGCCGGCAACTTCGTCCGCGTGCTCTCGACCGTCGTCACGGGCACGGGGGCGTCGTCCTTCTTCGCGCCGCAGCTGATCGGCGACGCGGGCGCCAACTTCTCCAGCGTCGCGCGCGGCAATCTGGTGCGCACCGGGCTGCTCTGTCGCGGCAATGCCACGAATGGGCTGACGCGGCAGTCGTGTGGCGGCAGCGCCGGCACGTGGACGGATGGCTGCACGTGCAGTGGCAACAGTGACTGCGCGTCGGGCGTGTGCCAGGCGCGCTTCGCCACCGTCATGGGGACGATCGATACCACCCATCTGACGATCGACGAGTGGACGTCCGACGTCGACCGCCAGCCAACGTCGCAGCCGAAGGATGGGACCGCGTACACGGTCTTCTCGTGGACGATGGCGCAGGTCAGCTCCTACACGTCGACGGTCATCACGATCAACAGCGGCACCGCGGGCTGGTTCAACTGGTTCGGCACGGCCTCGACCCCATCGAACGGCACGCTCTACGAGGTGTTGACGAAGCATCCGAACTACCACGTCCTCGTCTCGAGCGGCACGGGCGTGGTGCAGAAGGCGCGGATCGGCTTTAACAGCGTCACGCGCGGGCATTCGGATCAGCTCGGGCTCAACAACGGGCTCAACTGGACCGTGGTCGGGAACCAGATCAGCGACGGCCAAGACGTGGGGATCACGATCAACGCGCCGCAGTCCTCGATCGTCGGTAACATCGTCGATCACCAAGGCACGATGGGCATTTTCCTCGGCGGCGCGGACGAGATCGTGTCGCACAACGTCGTCCAGAATCCCACCTGGACGAATACGGCGAACACGCTGTACTTGGGCTGCATCACGACGAACAACATGCCGCGCTCGCACATCGACCACAATGAATGCGTCAACACGCTCGCGATGACGCTCAACCGCTACGGCATCACGGCGACGGCGACGGCCGACAGCCTCTTCTGGGACTCGAACACGTTCCAGGGGACCTTCACGCAAGGGCAGTACCGGCTGAATGGCGCCGGCGTGACCAATGTGCATATCAGCGGCTACCACGGCGAGACGATCTCGAACAGCTCGGGCACCTTCTCGATCGAGGGCGGCCTCTGTACCTTCGCGCAGCTGCCCGCGGCGCAAAACGGCAGCTTCGTGGGATGTTCCGACTGCAGCGCGACGTGCGCGGCGGGCGCGTCGAATGGCCATTTCTGTGAGCGTGTGGGAGGGGCGTGGACGAACTGATGAACGGCTCCGCATTTCCACCGCAGGTGGGCGCAGGACTCGGCGGCCTCGGGACCAAGACGCAGCCCGATCCGATTCAATTCGACACCGCCGAGGAAGACAGCTACGGCCAGCCGCCCGTCGCGGGCGACGAGCCGCTGCCGCAGATCGACGATGCGATCTTACTCCAGATCATGCAGCGCGATCACGAGCGCTCGAAGACGGCCCGCGAGACCCGCGCCCGCTTGAATCGCCGGAACTGGGACGCGCTGCATGGCAAATTCGACTTTCTCGCGAAGAAACGGCCGGGACAGAGCCAGATCGTCATTCCCTCCCTCGAAACGAGCCTGGAACAAGTCTGCGCAGAGCTGACGGAGCAGCTGGTCGGCTTCTCGAACTGGTTCACGGCGTCCTATGAGGGCGATGCGCCCCCGTTGCCGGGGCTCAACCCCGACGAAGCCGCCCGGATCCTCAAAATCGAGCTCGAGCGGCTCGCCGTCGAGGGCGGCTGCATGCCGACGACCTATGGCATGCACCGATTGATTTATGATTCGCTCAAAATCGGCCTGATCGAGTCCGAAGTGACCTGGAAAGTCGGCATGAAGCCCGATTTTTCGCCCTCCTATGCGATGCAAGACGGCCAGATGGTCACGACGGACACCGAAACGCTCCGCTTGAGCATCGATTTGGTGCCGTTCGAAGACTTGTACCCCGATCCGACCGCCGCGAAGCTCTACATGATCCACGAGATCGAGGTGCCGATCAGCGAATTGCCCGATCTCGGCTTCACGCCCGAAGAAATCGAGGCGATGCGGCATGCGTCGCCGGGTACCGAGAAGCTGGAGCAGCAGCGCCGACGCTCCGGGCTGGCTCATTCCATGCCATCGCCGTCGAATCGGGTGCTGCTCCGCGAGTTTTGGGGCGATCTCGTGCATCCCCAAACTGGATTGCTGATCGCGCGAGGCGTCACCTTCACGACAGCCGCGAATACGAGCGTCGTGAAGCCCCCCGAGCGGATCCGCGATCTCTTCTGGCATGGCAAGCGGCCCTTCATCCACGTGCCCCTGCTCCCGACGCCGACCGCGGAACAGCATCACGCCTTCCTCGACATCGCGGTGCCGCTGATCGAGGCGGAATGTGAACTCTTCAACCTGATCGTGGACAGTGGCTTCCATGCCAGCCTCGGCGTGAAGGAAATCCGCTCCTACAAGATGGTCGACCGGACGGTCATCTCGAAGGGGCTCACGGCCGGCATGGAAATCGAGGTCGCGGAAGGTTCCGACAATGAGCCGGTCGTGACGAAGGTCGATACGGGCACGTTGAGCCCCGACATGTTGACGGTCTTCGACCGCGCGAGCCGCACGCGGCAGGAAGCGACCCGCACGAATGATCTCCAGCTCGGCCGCCAGGCGATTCGGAAGACGAGTGCCACCGAGATCAACGAGATCACGCAGTCGAGCGATGACCTCTTCTCCAACATGGCGCTCCGGTTCGAAGATACGGCCGTCGAACCCCTCTTGGAGCTCTGCTGGCTGACCCTCTGGCAGTTCGCCGACGATGCCATGGTCGCGCGCATCGGCCATGCCATGAAGGACCCCATGGGCGCGCAGACGCTCGGCCTGCTCAGCCCCGAGGAACGGTTCGTCGCGTTCGCGAACTCGACCAGCTTCAAGGCGCAAGGCTACAAGTACCAACTCAAATCGACCCAGGACATCCAGACCATCCTGATGCTCCAGCAGCAGGCGATGCAGAATCCGGCCCTGGCGCAGGTGCTGCAGAGCGAAATCAGCCCGATCAAGTATTTCAAGATGGTGCTGCGCTCGAAAGGCATCGATCCCGACGAGCTGAAGCCCGATCCCGGCGAGCAGCCGATGAATCCGGCCATGATGCAGGGCCAGGCGGGCAATCCTCAGCAGGGCGGGCCGGGCCAGGGACCGGCGGGCGGGCCTGGCGGCGTGAATCCGCAGGCGGCGCCGCTGCAGGGGTCCGCACAGGGCCAGATGGCGCCCCCGAATCCGATGGGCACCCGCGGCTCGCAGCTCTGACGGCATAGAAACACGCAGCGATGCTGCGTGTGACTGCGAGTCCGGCTGCGGGGTGGCGGTGACGCTGGGCCAGGCAGCTGGACAGGGGAGTCGCCCCCGCGGTGCCCCGGGACGACCCACACCGCCCCGGGGGCCGCGGGCCCCTGCGCTCCCGACAAACAAGGCCCCGCGGTCGCTCGGGCTCGGACTGGGCCTGAAACCCGGCCAGCGGGTCGGATTCCAGGCCGCAGCACAAGGCGGGCGCAGTGGGCAGTGGCTGGGGTCTCATCCCGGCGTACAACAGCGCCTCAACGCCGTAAATCCCAATTCTGCCCAGGCCACCCGGATCCAGAACTTCATGGGCACCGGGAAGAACCAGTGGGCCGGCGCCCGCGTGAACCGTCCGCAGCCGCCCACACGTGGGGTCAACTGGTCCCAAGGCGGCCAGCCGCCCGTCCATCCCGCCGTGCAGACGCTCGGGGTCAATCCCGGCATGCAGTCGGTGCTGCAGGACCGCCTGAACAGCTACACGCAGCCCTATCAGCCGCAGCAGCCCGCCCAGTTCGCGCCCGGGCAGCAGGTCGCCGGCTGGGGCACGCAGCCCGGGGCTGATCCGCGCCAGTATGGCGCCCAGATCGGTGGCTGGACGGGCGACAACGCGAGCCAACAGCCCACACTCGGCCAGCAGAGCACTGGCTATGGCCAGTACGGCATGAATCAGCCCTTTACGTTCTCGCCCATGCAGGCCGGCGGGCCCGGCTACGGTGGGAGCGGCTACGGCTTCAGCGGCGGCTACAGCGGGCAGGGCACGGGCTTCATGAATACGCCGGGCGGCATGATGGAGGCGACTGGCGTCGACCGCAACACGGGCCAGCCGAACTGGGTCCCGGCGTCGAGCTTCATGACAACTGGCACGATGCAGAACTACCGGCCGCCACAACAGGGCGGCGGCCCAAACGGCTCCTACACGACCGGCTACGGGACGGGCGGTGGCGGCGGCCAGTCCTGGGTCAACCAGCCCATGGCCGGCGGCAACATGCGCCAACAGCCCATGAATCAGCAGCCGTATCAGAGCCCGTTCCAGCGCGCCCCGCAGCAGTACGCGCAGAACTACATGGGCGGCGGCAGCAATCTGTACGGCACTGGCGGCATCGGCGGAAATCAGACGTACCAGGACGCCTATGCGGCTGCGACGGGGAATATCAACCCGAACGACCCGCGCTACAGCCAGCGCGGCGCGGCATCGCCTGACATGTCACGGCAGATCTCGCAGATCACGCAGCAGAACAATGCGGCGCTGGGCATCAGTCCCGAGCAGTATGCCCGGCAATCGGCATGGAACCAGCAACACCCGATGTGAGGTACTAAACGTGGCATTCCCGAAGGGCGATCCCGCCAACGTCATCGATGAGCCGAAGGGCTCAAGCCGCGATCCCGGCCCCGAGACGCCCGAAGATCTCGGCGCCGACTTCCTCAAAGGCTACGTCGCATCGACGCCTGAATCCGCAGACTATGCGGAGTATCCCGGGAACCAGGTCTGGCAGCCGAACGGCGGCTCCGCGATCACGTACAAGGCGCACTGGAAGAACAAGCCAAAGATTTTCCCCTACGGTACGAACGACGAGGGCGGCAAGTAGCTTGTGCCATCGCCTGAGTACCTTGATCGGCTGGTCCTCAATCAGGCGTCGCTCCCGAAGGCGCGCCAATGGCTCCAATGGCTCGCATACAATGAAGTCAATCTGCCTGGCTCCCATGGTTGGGAAGCGCTCTTGCGCGACACCTTGGTCGGATTTCATCATCAGGTGGCAGTCACCGCACGGCGTCTGCGTGGCAACCCGATCTGGGACCTCCAGGGCACGATGAGGGAAGACACCGCGCCGCTGGAGCCCGACGCCGAACGCATCTGCCGGACGCTCGAGGCGTTCTATCCGCGGAATCGCGACGGACGCTGGCAAGGCTGCCCGGATCACTTCCAGAAGGCCATGGATTGCCTCTACGGCGGTCTCCGCCAGCAGGTCCGGCTCGCCCGTGAGATCGATCTCATGCGCGCCGAGGGCAAGCTGGAGGTCGACGTGCTCGTCGACGTCAAGAACGAAGCGGCCGTGGAGCAATAGTGCCGACGTTCGATCCGAAACTCTCCGAGTACATTGCCCGGGGCGAGACGGCGGCGCTCTTGCTCGATGCGATGAGACTGCTCGTTGGCGAATGCGTCGAGCAGACGATCAACCGTCTCATGAACCTCGTGGTTGATGGCTCGATGACACCCGAGCTAGCGATGGGCTTCTGCTACGAGATCACCGCGTACAAGAAACTGATTCAGCGCCAGCTCAACAAGATCGAACAGGGCCGCGCCGCCGCCATCCGCGCCCAGGAGTCTCCGCAATGAATGTCGACGCCTGTCCGTTCGATCATCCGATGGAGTGGGACCGCGAGCATTACCGCGCCTATGGGATGAAATACAAAGCGCGTCCGTCCTTTCCGTTCACGGAATATGGTGAATGGCGCTTCTCGTGGGTGAAGGGAGAGCCACTCACGCCCGAGACGGCCGAACGCATCATCGCGCAGTTCACCAGGGCCATCATGGCTGAGGTGCGAGAGAAAGGTGGTTACTGATGGCCGACCCGCTGCATCTGAAGCCCGAACCTGAGCCCGAATACGAACAGGTCCGCCTCGGCGACCGCACCTATGAGATGGATGCCGCGACCGCGCAGGGTGTCCGCGATGCCTTCGAGTCGCTCGCCGCGCAGTACGGCGCCGCGCTCGAGCAGTATCGCGCGCAGGCGATGCAGTCGATCGGCACGCCGCAGCCGCAATTCCAGCAGCATCTGCCGCCGCCGATGCCCGAGATGGTCGGCGTGCCGAATCCCGATCTGCTCTTCCAGAATAAGGACGCATGGTCGGACGAGTTCGGGCGCTCGATCGAGGGCCGCTTCGCGCAGCAGGGCCAGACGACCACGGCACAGATGCAGGGACTCGCGAAGGCGTTCCAGGACGAGCTCAACCGCCGTGATCAGGCGCAGGCCGCCAAGCAGAACCACGATCAGAAGATGGCCGAGATGCTCGAGCGCTACGGCCTGACCGAGAACACGCGCGTCGTGCAGGCCGTGTACGACGAGCTATTCCCGAAGCTCCAGCACATGCCGCTCGAACTGGCGCTGGACCGCATCGGCGCCGAGTCGCGGGAAGAGATCCGCCGGATTCAATCAGGCGAGCGCTGGGAGCTGGGCAACTCGCCGCAGACGCAGACCGGCGTCGCGCCGCGGCCGCCGGCGATGCTCCGGAGCGCCCGCCGGGCCTCCCGGGCCGCGCCTGCACCGACGCCGCCGTCGGATCCCGGGCTGCAGGCCCCGAATGGCGAGCTCGGCATGATGGGCCAGATCATCCGCAAGCGGCAGCAGCAGATCATGAGCGGCGGCCGGAGCGCCTGACGGCATAGGAATTGAGCAACCGCGCTGATCGCGAATTGAGGGGACCAACGCATGCAGGCATGGACAGCCGATACGCCGACCGGGCCATACCGGAATAACTTCCTCTCAGAGCAGCTCTATGAGGCGAGCTTTGAGAAGGCCGAAGTGATCCTCTGGGTCGAGCCGGTCGAGGGATCCGGGAAGAAGCGCGGCGACACGGTGAACCTGTTCACCATGACGGGCCCGACCGAGGTGGACGACGGGGCGCTGGCGGAGAATGTCCGCATTCCCGAGCTGCCGACGCCGCTCTCGGCCGCGAGCTTCCTCATCAAGGAGTTCGGCAAGGCGGTCACCTGGAGCAATATCTGGGATGACTGGTCGAAGTACGACCTCCCCGCGTTCGTCAAGAAGCGACTCCGTGAGAACATGCGCCTGACGCTCGATCGGAGCGCCGGGAACGCGTTCAAGAGCGCCTCGATCTCGTACACGCCGACGTCGGCCGGGACGGTCACCCGCGATACCGGCACCCCGGCCAGTCCGTCCGTTGCTGCCTCGGCTGCCGTCGGCGTGACCCACCTCCAGCTCGCCCGGGACGACCTCTATGGCACGCTCAAAGCGCCTTACTTCGGGAACGGCGACGCCTACATCGGCATCTTCAACTGGGCAGCAACCCGCAGTATCCGAACTGATCCTCTCTTCAAGGAGTATTACGTACTGGGGCATCCGGAGAAGCTCCAGCGCGGAGAGATCGGCGTGGTGGACAACATTCGAGTCGTCGAAACCAATCACGATACTGTACTGCAAGTGGTGACCTCGGGCGGCGTCAACCTGGGCCAGGGACTGGTCTTCGGGGACGAGTCGGTCGCCTTTGCCGAGGCGCAGACGCCGGAGCTCCGCATGAAGATCGCCGACGACTACGGCCGGTCACTCGGCTGCGCGTGGTACGGCCAGCTCGGTTTCGGCCTCTTCCATCCGAACGCGAACCCGCGCGAGTCGCGGATCATCCGGTTCAGCGGCAACAACTTCGGCACCCCGTAAGGAGCAGTGCATGGCAATCGATGCGGGAACATTCATCGTCACCTGGCCAGCGTCGGCGACGACCGAAGCAGGCAATGCCATTGCCGGCAACGTGACGTCGACGGGCGTCAAGGGCTCCTACTGCGCCGCGCAGCCAACCGACGTCTATGAGATCGGCGCCGTGATCGGGACGGCGACGGCGGCGACCACCTATGTCTTCACCGCAGCCGTGGACGAGAAGATCGGCGGGACGCTGTCGTCGTCCGGTGAGAACTTCGCGACCATCACGGGCCCCGCGAGCACTGTCATCGCGAACGGCACCACCCTCAAGAAGTCTGTCCGGTTCCGCATCCCGAAGGGCGGGACGCTCGTCTTGAACGTGACCGGCGCGCCAGCATCGGGAACGGCAATGCTCTATGCGGTCATGGCCGTCGCGGGCGGCCCGGTGATCGGCACGCAGGCCGGCGCGGGCGGTATCGGCTCGACGCTCAGTGGTGGCGTGCCAGTCATCAACGAGATACTCAGCTCGACCTAAGAGGGACCCCCATGCCGAACATCACCTCGGCCGACGTCGGCTACAACTTCGGTGGCATCGGGGCGACTGCGCCGGCACCAACCCTGCCGGCGGTGTCGACACCCGGCCGGAATCGACGCCGTTGCATTCTCACCATCCCGACCTCCGCGAGCAACACGACCTATCCTGCCGGCGGTGTGCCGCTCCTAGCGGTCAACTTCGGCCTGCGTGGCAACGTCGCGTCGCTCAAAGTCATCGCGCAGAACGTGGTCGCGGGCGATACCAACCCGATGTGGATGTGGAACGGGAGCGACAGCGCGCCGAAGCTCCAGGCCTATCAGGGTGGTGCGGTCGGCACGAACCCGTTCCGCGAGTTCAGCGGCACCATGACGCAGAACGCGCTGACCGTCACGGTCGAAGTGGAGACGGGCTGATTCATGGCCTATCGGTTGCCCCATGAGTTCGAGATCGACCGCGCCACGTCGCGCCTGGAACTCGTCCGCGAGAATCCGCAGCGCTCCTTCGGCATCATGACCGACCGCGGCGCCAGCTGGTACACGTATCAGCTCGGCAAGTGGTACGACACAGGTCTGAACGAGATCACGGATCTCGAGACGGTGCCGCTTGAGCTCCGCCAGCGCATCGAAGCCGACCCGCCGCGCGCGAAGCATCTCGGTGGTCCCG